TTCTTTAAAATGAATAATCTCGTTTGGTCTTGGATCTGTTCCAAGTGGATTTGGGTTTGTTGCTCCAAAGTTGCGGAAGTAAACTACTTTGTTTGCAATGACCTGAACAAATCCATCACGCAGGCGACGGACTCGCATTGTTGTTGATGGAATATGCCCAACGTATCCTATATCTCCACGAACAGTTCTACCAATTTCAAGGTAGCCATTTCCTGTTGCTTGAAGATCAGTAAATACTTTTTCCATGGTTGTTGTAAATGAATCCTCTGTATTCAAAGACTCAATCCAGTCCATAAGTTCAATCTTTGCTCTTTCAATTCTCTTACGTGCATTCTCTGCACTCTTTGGCTCTGAGGCTTCTAACTTTAACATTGTTCTTGGAGATATTTTAAAATCGTAACCAAGTCCAACAATGTTCTCTACTTTTGCATCAATAGCAGCATGATTAGCAAAAGATGTGTCATAAAAACTTGCAAGTTCATAAAGGTTCCATGGTGGAGTAATTACATCAAAAAGTCCATAAGCATTTCTAAAAACTGTTCCTGAGTTAATCTCTTTGGATTTTGCTCCGTCACGGCCAGTACTTTCTGCTCTTGAACTATCGATATATCCTTGCGTTGCTTCTCCCTTTATAAGACGAGAAGTTCTTCTTTTAAAATTAGCATCTAGTCCCTGTAAATCTTTTACTACATCCCACGACTGATTAAATGGGTCTTGCTTTGTAAAAGTGTCATCTTCTGGAAGAAGATTATCTGTCTTTGCTCTAATAAAAAATTCTTTGTCTTCACTCATTAGTCATCACTTCCATATTTTGCAATAGTGTCCTTGGCTGCCTGCACTGCACCAAGATCGTTCATTGAAGGAATAAGCCCTTCTGCCATTCTTTGTTTTTGCTCAGAGTATTCTTCTTCTGAAATTCTTGTAAGGCCTGGAACAAATACGCAGGTTCCATCCCCCTCATCGCCATAATACTTTGCAGCATCTTTTAATTTAGATATCTGCAGAATGTCACCTTTCATGGATTCAATGTTTAGTACTGAGCCGTTGCCGTCTGTAAACCACTTTCCGTTAGCCTTTTTGTATACATAAAGACCCCAATCGTAGTGCTTCTCGATAATTTTTGCACGAGACTCACCCACTTGGCCCTTCATTTTAGGCAATGCTTTACGCTTTTTCTTTGGATTTTCCATATTCATAACCACAAGTATACCATATTACACTGCATTTTGTGTAGAACTTTGCCAAGCAACTTCCATATCAAACAAATATCCATAAGAATTTAACCTAAGTAGCCTGGTATCGTCCACAATAAATTTGTTTGTTCCAACGTAACTATTATAAATATCTGATGGATCTACTCCATAGTATGAGGTAGTTCCTAAAACTAACACTCCTTGCCAGTTATATGTTGGGTTCCAGTATTCCCAGTCTAGAGGCTTCGGTCCGTTATATTTTACTTTAAACCATGGTCTCTCTGTAATGTTTTGAACCTCTTGAAGGTTTGTTGATTTATAATGTGAAACTAAATTAACTAGTATTGGACCATTAATTTTAATAGACCCAACATAATTAGAAAAATCTAATAAACTAAAGAAATAAATTCCAAGCATTCCCCACTCACGAATAGTAATGTTGGGTTCTTTTACAATGTTTCCATTCCAGTAAAATACAATATTGTCTTCAACTTCACCAGTGTTTGCATCAACAGCATATATTTTTGCTCGTTTACCATCTGGATGGCTTGCAACCATAAAAAATTTAATTAGCCTTCCTTTGCTTTCAATTTCAAAAATCTGTGTTGGAGAGTAAGGGAAAAAATCTTGATCGTATCTTAATGCTGCCTGCATTGCCATTACATTGTAGTCTGAAGATTCACTGGAGTTAATTGGTATTGCAAGCCCCCGATTTACCAACGGGTCGTAAGAGCCCTTAACCTGAATACCAGAACTTCTAGTTAAATAAAGATACGGAGATGTACCTTTGTATATTGTGTAAGGGTTCAACCCCTTGTAATCATAATATATTCCAGACTTTTTATATGGATATACTGGAACACCAAATCTTGTTCCTATTGGATTTGCTGAAGATTCGTTATACGCTTGTGATGCTAATTGCAGACTTTTTATTTTTATTGGATTATTTATTGTGCCTAAAACTTTAAAATCTAAACGAATTACAATATATAAATCATTAAAGTCAATTCCCTTTGGTGGATAAATTAGCATTCCGTCAACAACTTCGTACTTGGTGTTCATAAAAGAATCGTAGATTGGACTTCCGTCTTCTTTATATCCAACGACATAAGTCCCTGGTTCAATAATTCCATTTTTATTTGCATTAACTGTAACAGTGAAATATGAATCTATGTTTGTTGAAGAACTAGATAAATACTCAAATGTTATATATGATTTTACCAATGATGACGATGTGTCATAGGAGTATGCTTTAGAAGATTTATTTTTTAAATCTTGGTAGTCTAAATAACCAGTATATAAGTGATTGTCTAAAGACTCATAAGTTCTTTGAATTGGATTTTCATATTGTGATTGTAAGTCTTTGTATTTCCAAGAACCAACCGTTTCTTTTTCTGTATACTTTGACGGGGCAGGATAATTTAAATTAAACTGAATAAAATCTAGATCATAATACGAATCACCTCTTGAGTTAGTTACATACTGTGCAAAATGCCTAAGAGCAACCTTGTCTTCCCAGTATCCATCAACATCAATATCTAAAACAAATTTATCAAAACAGACTTTTGGAGAAAGTGTATAACTTGCTACGTGATCAATAAGTTGAATCGAAGAATAGGTTGATGGGAAGCCACCTTGCAGGATGTAGTCCCAGAAGTATTGACTTGCACCTGAGTATTGTCCAGCGTCATAGTCTATGTAAGGTCCAAAAGTATCAAAAACATTTTCAAAGTCTGTTGGGACTCCAAATTCATTAAATAATTCTTTAATCGATAAAAAGTTTCTCTCTGTAGAAAAACCAATCTTATAAATATTTCCAGTAAATGTTTTATCTAGTTCTTTATTTCCACCAGCATAAAGTTTTAGAGATCCACGATTACCAAAAAATGCTCTAGTGTTGTTTCCGTAATGCTCTGAAAACTTATCAATGTCTATACCAACTGTAAACTCTTCTCCTACAATTGCCGTTACAGATGTGTAAATTATTTCTTGATCATCTCCAAATTTTAACTTATAGTCAATGATTAGGTTTGGTTTTAATTCAATAGAAAAACTATTATTTGTTGATACGTCTTCTACTTTAAATAAAATTTGATTTGATGTTGGAGCAGACAGTATTTTAAATACACCATAAAAACATTTTACTGGATTGTTTGTTATGTTTAATTTATCAAAAACAAGATATCCGTTTGTAGAGTTCCACTGTGAATTTGGCCTCATTCTTATATACAGATTATCTTCGTTTGGCAACAACTTACAATCTTGGTAGAACTGACTTGATGTTTTGTTTGTAAAGAATAATTCTGGAAGGGAATAGGTGGGTGCAAAAAGAGAAGTTGCAGATGTTTCTAAGTTATCAATAGATGCGTCTGACCACCTAACTAAATCTGGATATGAGTAATTTTTAGTATAGTCAGCAAAGGAATAATCTATAAACATAGAGGTTCCACTATAGGATGCATTAATATTTTCTGGTAATTCTACGCCCTGCCCATAAACAAATCTTCTTTTTGCTACCAAAGAAGGAACTTGATATGGATATATTGCCACACAGTCTATCTCTATTGGAGACACATCCTCATAAGCATAGAACCCTATCCAGTCTTGATCGTCTCCACTTTGATCATATTTATTTGGAAAACTAAGATTGTTTGTTATGTAGTTTAAAGAAATTACTTGCTCTCCGTTTATTAAAAGATTTGCAGAGTTATCGGTTATTCTTATATGAACCAGCATTGGCCTAGTCCATTCTCCAATGTAATGAGAAGAATAGTTATCCCCTATTTTCAAAGTAATGAAGGGGCCATCAACATATATTCCGTCAGTTGAAGCAATCGGACCACAAATTCTTTTTTTATCTTTGGTATCTGAATTAATCCTCATCCACATTTCAAGAGTATACTCTTTAAACTTTCCTTCTTGATTTAAAAATCCGTGGCCAGGAATAATTAATGAAGGCGCTCCTGCGTTAGGGCTAATTATTGTTGTACCCTTAGAGCCATAGACCAAAGGAATCCCAGAGTTTTTTGCAAGAAGGGCATTATCTTTAATAAAATAATATCCAGGCTTTTGTATCAGTCCATAAGACTTTGCCTCAATTACATCTGATGAAGTTAGAGATATTGAGGATGGAAGTTGTTCTTTTGATATTCCTAAAGATGTTGAGTGAAAGTCTTCTGACCATTGTCCTACCGTAACACCATTAATTAAAAATTGATAGTCTTCTGTTGATGTTGCTTTACCTACATATCTGATCTTAATTACAATTCTAAACGTAGTGTTTTCTGGTGGTATCTCAAATGTTTCTGCAACAAAAAACCATTTTTGATATATGGAAGTATTGTAGTTTTTAAGTTTTTGAATATTTTGACCTGTCATTGAATCATAGTATTCATATCCTATTTCTATGTTTGATATGTAAGAACTTATTGAGTATAAATATGCTCCAACTGCAAATGTAGACATATAGGAGTTTAGTTCTGAAAAATTTAATATGTCTTTACTTATACAAACAACTTCGCCAAAATCCTCTGAAGTAAGATCTCCAATAATTTTAGAGACAGAACTGTCTATAAATGGCTCATCAATTGATTGTGGATAAGAAGAAACTGTTCCTCCAGTTATATCCCATTTTGCTGAATCAGATAAAACTCTTTGGCTTTCTGTAATCAAAGAAACATAGTCTGCTTTATCATCTAAAGCCCACAAAACAGTTGGGTGTTCAGAAAACACCTTTTCTGCATATAGGTTTGATGGAGTAGACATTATAAGTCTATTTTATCATACTAAGATACTTTTATTTCACAGTAATCTGTAGTGCAATAAGCCTCGCCTTGAGCCTCAAGATTATCTACACCGTCGTAAATCGCACCAAAGTCAATATGCTTTAACTTACCAATATATGACTCATATTGCTCTTCAGTAATCTGAGTGTATGGCTGTTGAGGATAAACGGTATTTCCCATTGGAAGGAATGATACTGCCTTCAACTGTCCCTCGTACATATGAAGTGCTGGAACAACATGCTTTGACTCTGTTTCCTTATCAAATGAGAGAGTTACAGAAACTCCATTGTCAGACCAGTACTTCTGAGCAGTTGCAGCAAGAGCAATTTTTTCAAACAGTGTTACATCCTTTTCAGATCTTGGATGACCTGACTTTATTGGGAAGTAAACTACTGATGTGTTTGCTGATACTACGTCGTCTTCAATTGTGTACCCTGCTGCTTTGAAGAGATGCATCATTGGATCTGTGTTTCCAAATCTAACTGCACGGAGGAAGAAGTTTCCTCCAGGTCCCCAGTGAACTCCAGGAGTTGCACCAGAAAGAATTGAAACTGATCCTGATGGCTTAACTGTTGTTACACGAATTGATTCACGAACGCATAGCCATTC